TGATCTCGTCCATCAACCTCTCTGTTATCCTCTTGTCGTGCCACTCATGCCATTCAGTGAATAGCCCCTTGGCGGCAATGAAGAAGAAGCATGAGTTCTTTAGCTCCGTCTCTTGCGAAGACGTGATGCGTGCCCATTTTAGCTGGTTCTTCACGTGCTCCAGTTCCTTGGAAAGCATGTCGTTCTCCTTGGATAGGCGGTTGATGCGGATAGTTTGTTGACGTGCTGTTGGAGTACTCATAGCGCACCTCCTTCCAGCCCGGCTAAAATGAATGCGGACATCAATAAGATTAGTACCTTGACATAGCCGATAACGTCGTTCTTGTTATCGCACTCGAGCAAGCCGAATGACATGAAGGTTAATAGCTTGGCGATGGATCGCCATGATAGGAAGCTCGTTTCGTGAGCGGACGTGGTTGTGCAATTACTGTTGTTCGTTACACTCGCAGATTTCAAGTTTCTTGGCATTGTAGTTGAAATTTGAGTTATGTACAAAAAGAAAGCTGTTCGCTTCCTTATTTTTCCGCCAAGAAACACTACATCAGTATCTGAGGTAGCCTACAAAGGAATACGAACAGCTCTTTATCTTTGCAGATATAAGCAATCGGATGGATATAAAAAATCCACCTTAGATACTAATATGTAAATGTTTTCTTGGCGGGAAAACGTCGCAAAGATACAACTCAAATTCAAAATGCCAAATGATTTTTTACAAAAAAGAGTGGCCGATTACCGAAACCACTCTTCACTATTTTTTATGTAATATTAATCCTATTCCTTTTTTGCCTTTTTCGTATTGAATGGAGACACATTTTGCATACCGTCGATATGCTCAAACAATTGAGGTTCTACATTTGCGCCCATCGGGTCTAAGATGAAATCAATGCCCTCACGCCTAGCCAGTTTTGCTGCCGGGACAAAGTCGGAATCTCCGGAGAACAAGACAATCGTATCAACAAAACCTTTTAGCGCCAATGAAGCGATATCTGTCCCAATCTTCATGTCTATCCCTTTTTGCTTTACATCCAAATATACATCCCCCTCTTTCAAGTCCTCGATCTTGATTGTCCCGGAAAGTAGTCCTTTGACTGAACTTGGTCGTATCATCCAGTTGTGGTTATCCTTTAGGGTCCCCATTCGAAGTGCTACTTTACGCTTTTTCTTTAATGCGTTGACTAATTCCATTTTAAACTTATACTCAGGAGTCTTGCTAAAATCAATTGCCTTTTTGGTTACTGGATTATGGGATTTCTTATCTAACGGGAAACAGTCATAATAGAAAATCCTATACAATGTGTTTTTACCTCCAACATGCTTCATCGCCATTGTATACAACAATTCCGCAACCTCTTCCCCTGACTTTCTTTTGTCTTTATTGTATTGTGTGTTGAAA